AACTGCGAAGGAAGAAAAGGCAGAGGAAGAGGGCGCAAGCCGTCACGCCCCGTGCCGGAAACTCCCCCTGTGGATGTGCCGACCGTCCCCAAAGGGAGCAAAGTGCCGCACGCGCCACAACCTGCCCCGCACCCCGGTACGTTCGGCAAAATGCTCGGACGCGGCGCGGCTATTGCGGGGTTGGCACTTGGCGCATACGAAGCATACAGCATCTATCAGGAAAACCAACAGGCTCTTGCAGAAGCGCAAGCCGCGTCTGATGGCAGCGAGGAATCCATCACGCACATCAAAGAAATTGAACGCGAGAACACCAACCGCATGGGGGCGTCCGTTGGCAGTACGGGTGGTATGCTCGCGGGCGGTCTTGTCGGTGCAAAAGCAGGTGCTGCCATTGGTGGCGGCATCGGAGCTCTCTTTGGCGTGGTAGGCGCTGCCCCTGGTGCTGCCATAGGAGGTTTCCTAGGCGGTGTCGGTGGCGCGATTGCGGGGAGTGAGTTTGGTGAGTCTATTGGCGGTCAACTTGCTGAGATCAGCGAAGCGGCAGGAGGTGTATGGGGTAGCATAAAAGCGGGGGCGTCTGATACATGGAACTGGATTAGCAACGGGGCAAGTTGTGCTGCACAGTATGTAGGGGAAGCGTGGACTGGAATCACAGGTGCTGCATCCTCTGCGATACAGTCTGCAGGAGACGCCATTTCGGCGGCTTGGGACTGGATTGGTGACGGTGCGAAAGGAGCGGTTCGATATGTAGGAGAACAATGGGATGGATTTAAGGACTATGTCGGAACTGCACTTTCACCTGTGCGCATGGCCGTTGAGGATGCTATCAATGTCATAGTTGGTCTCGGCGCGGTCGTATGGTGGATGATAAAGCCATACTGGGAGGAAGGTATCGCGTTCATTTCCGGCATCCTGCAAAGCATAAAGAACGTTGCTGGGGAAGCGTGGGACTGGATCGGCAAACGTGCTTCTGCAACATGGAGCGCGATTACAGCGATCATTTTGACCGTACTGGATGAGATCACAAACGCAGCAACCGAGGCGTGGCTTATGATTGCAGAGGTCGCTTCCTATGCGTGGCAGACGCTCAAAGACAGTACCCTCGAGGTATGGAGCGGTATTGTTTCGGACGTATCTGCCGCATGGGAAAATATATGTGCCGTTTTCTCTGTTGCCGCAGACTGGTTCCTCAGCACCGTATGGCAGCCGATTGCGGACTATGCGACATCTGTCTGGGCATACATCACGATGACAATAGGAAACGCCTTGGATTTTGTTTATGGTGTCTGGGGCATCGCCTCCGCGTGGTTTGATATGGCAGTGTGGCAACCCATCTCGGTTGCCGTTGACACTACAGGAACGGCGATTTCTGATGCATTCCAATCCGCGTACAACTTTGTCACGGGCTTGTTTGGTGGCATTGCCGGCTGGTTTGATGAAAACGTCATAAAGCCTGTGAGCGAGAAATTCGACGCGCTGCGCAGAATCGGCTCAGGTATTACAGGGCTTGTCGGCAGTGGTGGGGGAAGCGAAGCACCTCATGCAACGGGCGGTATCTTCCACGCACCGCATCGCGGTATCGTTGCGGAGAATGGTCCCGAGGCGATCATTCCTCTAAATGACCGTACGCGCGGACTTGACATCCTTGAACGCGCGGCAACGATGATGGGACTCGATTTTGGCGATGAGATGGACTTTACGCCTGACGAATCTGGTGAAAGAGCTCCGCTCATCGCCCCTATATCAACAGGAAATGCCCCCCAGAGCGTTTCTATTGAGTTGGGAGGGATAAGTATACCAATCACCATTTCGGGCGGCTCTATGGACGCACAGGGCGTTGTTCAGGCGATCCGCGAGAATCTGGAAGATATTGCGGACGACATCGGCGGCCAGCTTGCGGACAAGGTTGCGTCCATCTTCGGCAATCAGCCGGTCATGAATGCGGGGTGACGGTTTTGAAGTTCAACACTGGCGCCGTTGTTGGCGATCTCCTGCGCGGGCGCAGTATCAAGAGTTCGCTCATACACGGACTCACAACGTCAGGGCTTTCCGGTGTCTGGCGAACGCTCGCCGTTGGCTTGCTCGGCGGCGGTTCTGAGGTCGCTGATGTTTACATCACGAATCAGGAGACGGGCGAGAAAATATCGCTTGCATGGGTGCCCGAGAAGATCAGCGTCAAAGAATCTGCACAATTTCAAAGCTATAACATCATCGAGCGCGGGGAGGTCAAAGTACCGAAAGGGAAACGTCTCTCCGCTGTTTCATGGGAGGCCATCTTTCCGGGTGAGAGCCGCACGGAGGATTCGTTTATCAAGTCGGGGAATTGGGAAGCCCCAACAGAGATCATCCAGCGATTGCAAGCGTGGCAGAATGCAGGGAACAAACTGAACCTGCTTATCACACAGACACCGGTGAATCTCGACGTATTCCTTCAATCTCTGGATTACTCGTTTGAAGGCGGCATGGGGGATGCGAAATACAGCATCTCCTTTATCGCTGCCGAGGACTTGCTCATCAAGACGGTAGAAGAGGTTGATGCGGAGAAAGCCAAAGAGATGGAGAGCGGCATTCCAGAATTGGGATCACGAGCCGCACTGCCAAAACCATCATCTATTAAGAGCGTCTTGAATCAGACGTTGTGGAGCATTGCAGAGCAAAAACTAGGAAGCGGCGCCAGATGGCTTGAAGTCTATGCCGCGAATGCAAAAAAGCTCGTCGATGTAGATGCACTCATCAAGACCGGAATCAAGGCGGGCGTCAAGATAAAATTGCCTTTTTAGGGGGCAGATATGGTTGATCTGAAAAATATTAGCTATCGCGTTGTCTGTATTGCTCCCGACGGGAAGCAGCTTGACATCACGCGCATTACATCGAATCTCGGGTGGGAAGAGGGCGCAAAAGAACTCTCTGTTCGCATCAGCCTCAAGGTTTACAATACGCTGTACGATGGGAAACGTATCTCTCAGCTCATACAGCCGGGTACACCGATCTTTATCTACGCGAATATCGGCGATGAGCAAAAAGAGATGGTGCGCGGGACGATTGAAAAATGGTCGCCCACATACACAAACGGTGATAGCGTGCTGGACATCGAGGCATACGACGAAATGCACGCGTTGAGGAGGAATGAGGACTACGCGTACTTCGTTGACGGTGTTACGACCAAAGCGATGATTACGCAGATTCTCGACAAATGGGGCGTCCCTTACGATTACAAAGGCCCCGACATCACGCACAACAAGATGGTGTTCAAGAAAAGCTATCTCAGCGATATGCTTCAGAAAATCTTCGATGACGTGAAGCAAAAAGGCGGCGGCGTTTACTTCGCTCGCGCAAAAGAAGGTAAGGTTGAAATCATCCCACGCGGCGTGAATGATGGTATCTACCATTTCGACGAGAAAGACAACGCCGTCAGTGCGAAGGATTCCTTCGACAGTGGCAGCATCGTTACGCGTGTTATCGTCGTTGGAAAAACTGACGAGGAAGGTCATCAGGCAATCGAAGCGACCGTAGAGGGGAGAACAGAGTTCGGCATCCGGCAAGCGATTGTGGAGCGTCAGCACAGCAAGTCTCTCGAACAGGCGACCGAGGCGGCAAATCAGCTGTTGCGAGAACGCGGTGCACTCAAGCGAAAGACGACCATCGTCGCGCCGGACTTGCCTTTTCTGCGTAAGGGCGACTGCATCCGTGTCCGTGCCGGTACGGTTCTTGGCTACTTCTTCGTAAAGAGTGTTCGGCACAACGCCGAAGATCAGAAGATGACACTCGAAATCGACGAGGACAAAGAACTGAACGAGGCAACGGAGACGGACAATGGGCTTGGCGATACACAGACCGATTCCAATGAGACGGACGAATCCACAGGAGGTGAGGCAGATTGAGCAAACGAGGCAGCCCGGGTGCAAATAAACTGACTGCGGCGCTTGCCAGCATGATCGATAAGAAAGGTGATAAAACGCTTGTGCTCGATTTTGGCATCATCTTGGGGGATTACAGCCTGAAAACAAACACGTTCCCGATTCCAATTCCCCAAAGCGATTATTCCGTATGCCGTGCGATTACATACGACCCCGGCGTGCCACTCACGCAGACGTACTGCGACGGAGCACACGGGCACCCCGACGCAGGTTTTGCGGGCAGCCACGTCCACAATGTGCGGCTCCCCGAGAAGATGTATTGGATTCGCCCCGGAGACAAAGTGCTTGTGGCGTGGGTGCAGGATGAGGCGTGTGTTGTTGACATCGTGTATCGTGGCGACATCGTAGGCTAAGGGAGGGGATCAAATGGGACAAAGTCTGTATCCGACATTCAATCTTCCTCCTGTTGTAGCAGATTGTGAGCGCACAAAGAAGAAAAGCTATAAACAGAGCTTCTTTTTCGACTACGCGTCAGGAGATTTCCTGCGCGACGGGGCAAATCGCCTTGTGCTCGCAGAGGGACGCGAGGCGTTCTGTCAGTGGTGCTTGAAACAGTGCGTCACGGAGCGCGATACGAAGTTAGCCTACTCTGACAAGATCGGCGTTGAGATTGTCAAAGCGGTGCAGGAGGAAAGTGATATTCGTGCCATTGAGTCTGCAATCCAGCGCACCATTACTGAGGCTCTGATGGTAAACCCTGAGACGGAATATGTGAAGAACTTTCGTTTTTCGTGGAATGGCGCAGACAGTCTCCTCGTGTCCTTTGTCGTAAAAGGGCATGAGTGGGATGAAGATACGCTCACAGTAACGTACTGAGGAAGGAGGAATCTATGTCAATCGTACCGTTTGAACCCCCGGAATGGCTTAAAAACGTGAGTGCTCGCGGTATCCAAGAGCGTATGATGCGAAACCTCCCTCTCGACATCGACAAAACCGAGGGCGGGTTCGCGTGGGATTTGACAATGCCGACCGCGCTTGAGAAAGCGGAGCTGTTGCAGGTCTTTGTTCAGCGCACCTTGCAAATGATGCACCCGATGTGGGCGGAGGGGTATTGGCTCGACTGCCACGCCATCGATGTCGGCATAGAACGACGTGCAGCAAATAAGGCTTATGGACATCTAACCATAAAAGGAAAACCGGGAAGGCTTATCACAAAAGGCTTTGTATTCTCCGTCCCGTCCGTAGATGGCACTCCGGCGATTGATTTTGAAACACTTGAAGATACGGTTATCCCCGATTCGGGAGAGCTTACGATTGCCATACAGGCGCTTCTTGGCGGTCAGATCGGGAATGTCCCAAACGACACCGTTACGATCATGCGGTCTCCGATCAGCGGAATCTACAGCGTAACCAACAAAGAAGCTATCACAGGCGGTGCGGAGCAAGAAAGCGACGCAAGCCTGCGTCAACGCATCGATGACATCAACGCCGGTCGGGGGAAGAGCTACACGGGCAACAATGCAGACTACGTGCGCTGGGCATCGGAAGTCCCCGGTGTTGGGCTTGCTCATACGATACCGGGCTATAGTGGTGCGAACAGCGTGAAACTTGTCGTAGTTGATACGAATGGGATGCCGGCAAATCAGCAGATCCTCTCAGCAGTGTTCCGGCACATCTGGGGATCGGACGATCTAGCAGATCGCAAAAGTCTGGCGCGTATCGCCCCGATTGGCTTGATTCATTTTGAAGTAGCCGCACCACAGCCGGTCATCATCAACTACAAAGTGCGGCTGCGTCTTGTTCCGGGTGCAGACATCGATACGGTAAAGAGTCGATATAAAACGGCTCTTATGAGTTACTATATGTCTGTTGTAAAATCCCCAGGTGACGCTAAATCGATACGATACAACAAGACGTACGCCATACTCGCGGATGAAGTCCCGGGCGTTGCGGATTTTGACGAATTCTACATGAATGGTGCGGAGAGTAACGTCTCGTTTCAATCGGAGGAATACCCTGTCACAGGAGAAATAGAGGTGGAGCTGTATGCCTAGTTCGTTTGACATAGAGCGTTTCCCAACATCCGATACCGCACAGAGAATGCTAAGTCGGGTATCCCCAGTCTACGAAAACTCCTATGTTGTAAAATGGCTCTATGAAGTCATGGGCATCGAGTTCGACGAAGCACGAAAGATCGTCCAAGAGCTCGGCGACCAAATGTTTACGCAAACGATTACATGGGGCATCACCTATCAGGAGCATAAATACAGCATCGAGCCTGACGAATCCCTATCTCTGGAAGAGCGTAGAGCGCGCTTGTACCGTAAGAAAACGGCTGGCACACCAGTAAGCCCCAGACGACTTGAGAAATACATCGCCGATCTGTGGGGGATTACCGTTGACCTCGACGAAACATATGCGCCGGGGCGATTCTTAATCACCATCCTAAAAGACGATAAAGGCAATCTCCGTGAGATGCTCAAGGACTTACGAGAGCAAGCCCCATCCCACCTCGTATGGGCGCTCCTCTATAAACTTGATGAGCTAATTGAATACGAATACATGAACATGGGAGACGAGTTGCGGATGATGACACGTCTCCTTTCGTATGAGCGTTACCCGTGGCGGGGGCGCTTTTTTGACGGCTCATGGTGCTTCACCGACTCCCTGCGCATGGATGGGCGATTCTTCGATGGCTCGTGGCAATTCGACGGCACGCCACCGGGCGATGAGGATGCGATCACGCAGGGCAGGATCTTCGACGGGATGTGGCAGTTCGACGGCCAGCAGGATTTCAACCTTAACTCAACGTCGCGGAAAATCTTGTTTAACTCGCTTGAGGTGGACGCGCTGCATCTTACGCAGGAGTTGTCCGTCGTAGACAAGCACAGCGTAACATTCCGATTCGACGGGCGGCGATTTGACGGGGCATGGATGTTCGGCGCGAACGAGCACGCACAGGACGCGACACTTGAGATGGCGGCATCGATCACGCTCGCCGACACAGAGCGGGCGATGGACGCGGCACAGATCGCGCCGCAGATCGGGACGATGGAAGTTTATCCGTTCGTGCACCTGCGCCGTTTCGATGGACGGTGGACGTTCGGCAGAGCTGTACCGCTTGACGGTGCGTGGCGGTTCGATGGTGGGCGCGTCCTTGACGGAGCATCCAGCACACCGACGGACATCACGCCTCTTGCGGCAGTGTTTGACGGTGCATGGCAGCTTGACGGCGCGAGTCACCTTGATGCGCCGATGCTCGATGCGCGTTTTGACAGCGACGAGGATGCGGATGAGCAGACGAGTCTTTCTGCGACACTCACGAAACTTGAGGATCGCGTGACCGTTCAAGGCGAGGAGTGCGAATTGACCGTGACTGTCGGGCGCGTTTTCAACGGATCGTGGAATTTCGATGCGGGCAACGTGTCGCGCATGGATGGCGCATGGCGGCTTGATGGCGGGCGGTTCTTCACCGTTCGCCGCGCCGCGGGGAATCACTTCGACGGCGCATTTGACATGGGCGGCATCGTCCGCTTCGAGAGGGGAGGTGAGACCTTTGAGCAATACAGATACACAGCATGAGGAGGGAACGCTTATGGAAACAGGAATCTGCGTGCAGGACAAACTCGATGCCCTGCGCGGCGCGGTGCACCTTGCCGTCTACAAAAACGGGAAGCTCCTATTCGAGGAGACCGACCACAATCTCATCGTGACAACGGGACGCGAGAAGCTCGCGCGGCTCTTGGGCGGAGACTACACGGGGCGCATCACGAAAGTCGGCGTAGGATCGGGAAGCACACCTGCAAGCGACACGGATACAGGATTGACGGATGCCGTTCTTATTCCTGTGCAGTCCACGGAATACGCAGGGACGAAGGTGCGATTCAACTTCACACTCGGCAACGCCGACGCGAACGGGCTGAACATCCGCGAACTCGGGCTTTTCTTTGCCGACGGCGTGATGTTCTCGCGCCGCGTACGCAAGAGCGTCATCGGCAAAGAAGATGACATCTCAATCACTGGCTACTGGGAAATCTATTTCTGAGGAGGTACAACATGGGAAAACTGAAAGAGACCGCGCAGTGGGAGAACGACATCTACCAGATCGAAGTAACCGATCCTGCGCTTGGCGGGGAGAGCGGCCCCGTCAACACAGCGCCGCGCCAGCTTGTAAATCGGACGCGACACCTGAAGGACAGGGCGGATCGCATTGATAACGAGCTTACACAGGCGCGCGGCGGGAAAACGTCGCTCGCAGAGCGCATCAACGCGCTTGAGGAAACGACCGCGCAGGGAGATTTCTCCTTCGCCGGCACGCGCGGGCAGACAATCACGAACAACCTCGGCCATACGAACTACGTTGTAAATACGTCAGCGACGTCGGACACGGACGGCGATATGGGCGACGTGTATATCTCTCGTGCGGCGAACGCATTCACCGTCTACAACACAGGCGGCTATCGCGGCGGCGGACGTTACCAGATCATGAACTAAGCAAAGGAGGAGAACAATGGAGCAGAATAAAGTCATCATTTCGGTGGATGAGACAAAGCCGAGCGTCCTGCACGTCGCGGCATTCACGGCAAACGGCATCCGCATCCCAGCACAGAGCTATGATCTGACCGAATATCAGGGCGAGACGTTCCGCCTCTACATGGAGGAAAACGGCGACCTCTCGACATGTAAACACTGCGATCACTACTGGCTGCTCGCAGAGGCGGACATCCCGCCGAAGCAGACGGAGACCATCCCGACGGGAGAAAAAGACGAAAAGGGGCAGGAGAAAACGACGACCGTCGAAGTGCCGCTTGACCTGAGTGGCGTGACATTCCGCATCTACGACCTGCCGACAAAGGAGGAAAACGATAATTAAGCATCTCAGCCTGAAATCCCTGCGCGAACAGATCAACGCACAGACACGCGAGGTTCAGTTTCTGACCGACGACGGGGCGATTACGCAGATGGTATACATCCCGAAATTCACCGTTCCGGCGGGACTGGTCGAGGGCGGCAAGTTCCCCGCACAACCGATGAATCTTGGCGGATTCTTCATCGACAAATATGCGTGCAGTCACAAAAAAGCGACGCCGTTCGCATGCGGCATTGGCGAAAATCCGACCATCAATGATGGCGACACAAACAACGTCCCCGTATCGCTTCCCGGAAAAGTCGCATGGACGCACATCAATTTCGACAGTGCGAAGAAGGCGTGTGCGAACCGTAAGATCAACGGACAGTCCTGCCATCTTGTCACGATGAAGGAGTACGCGACAATCGTATACCTCATCAAGATTCTTGGGCATGAGATTCGCGGCAACAACAATCACGGCAGAGACTACCGCGATGCGGACACATGGGAGAATCGCGGCATCCGCGACGTTACCAACGAGCATCCGACGTACAATCGCACCTTGACGGGAACAGGGCCTGTATCATGGAGTCATAACGGCACGGCAAACGGCATCTACGACATCCTCGGAAACATCTGAGAGTGGACAGATTTCGTCATTGAGAACGGTGTCTACACCCACGAAAAACAGGCGTGCATCAATGACAACGACGGCATTACAGACAAGGACACGACAATCACGCTCGACACGATGGAGAGCGGTGAGACGTGGCCATCCTCCGGTATGATTAAGATCGAGGACGAGTACATCTCGTATAATGGCATCAATTATCAGGGCGACGGCAAGGCGATCCTCTCCGGGTGCGCCCGCGCACAGAAGGGGAGCGCGGCAGCGGCACACCCGAATGATGTGATGGTCTATCAGCTGACGGACTACTGCATCAAGCCGAACTCCTGCACAGCATACATCGCAAACGGCAGCGGCATCAGCGCGTCGGATACCTCCATCACCTACACGGGACTCATCAACGGCCCCGGCAACAATGGGTTCGCCACTGGCGATATCATCCAGATCGAGAACGAGCAGGTGAAAGTCACCGCCGTAACGCCGAATACGCTGACCATTGAACGCGCACAGAATGGAAGTGCGGCAGGATCGCACGGAAAGGGCGTCGGCATCGCAAAGATTACGTCGCTCATGGCAAACTACAACTCCAATAACGACGCGTATCAGCAGGGGCGGCTCATGACGGTGCGCAACGAAATCGACCTTGCGCCGCTCATGCTCCCTGCGAGCGTCAGCGTCAACACGGAGTCCGAGGAGTGGTGTGACGGATTCTGGATTCGCACACAGGGAAAGCGTGCTGCCCTGCGCGGCGGTGATTGGGCCAATGGCGGTTGGGCGCAGCTCGGCGCGGCATTGCACTTGAACGAATCTCCGTCGCGTTGGGACGCGATCGTTGGCTTTCGCGCTGCTTTGTCCCTTGCGTCCCTGTAATCTGGACAATTGGAATCTGACCGCCCGCGCGATATGAACAGGACTATGCGGCGGGGAACAGAACGCAAGAGGAGCTTCGGCGCGTCTTGTCATCGTGGCATGGGCGATCGCTCCATGCGGGCGTGCTGATGTATCAGGTGCGCTTTTGAAGAAAGAGGAAGCTATGGCAAGAGGTGAAATACTGGCTGAACTTGAGGGAATAAAAACGCAGCTCGAGATTCTTGCAACCGAGCTGCCCGGGCATCGGGATCAGCTCTTTGCAATCAACGCGCGTATTGCACGCGTGGAGGAGAGTGCAAAGAGTGCGCACCACCGCATTGACGATTTTAAGCGTGACGTGTGCTGGACAATCGGCATGAGCACTACCATCGTCGGCATCTTTGCATCCATCTTAACATGGGCGCTCGGAGGGAGGTAGGCGATGCTCAAAGTCTCACAGTGGATTAAAAAGGGCAAGAAATATCTTCGAAACATGACAAAAAGTCACGCGGCTATGCGGTACATCGTATGGTATGCCGCAATGATCGTGATCTGCGTCATGATCTATGTTGGCGCATGGCTATACGATTGGAACAATACGATGAAACCCGATCTCGTGGAGCTGCGGAACTTCCTGCATGAGATCAGCGGGGCGGCGTGGATTGCGGTCATCGGCTTTTTGGCAAAGTCATTTATCGACCGTGACAACAACGGAATCCCCGACCAGTACGAAGAAGAAAAGGAGAACAAAGATGGAAAGAGTGCATCTGAAAGACATGAACCTGAACTATGACGCTGGGCGACCCAAAACCCGTGGTGCGACGGATATGATCGTGCTGCACCACACGGGTAATCCGCATGATGATGACCTCTCTGCGGAGGAGATCAACGTCTCTCATCAGGCGCAGGGGTGGACGTGCATAGGCTATCACTACGT